GGAAAGGGGACGGCGGAACCCTGCAGACCGACCGTCGGCTGCTGTGTCACCAGCGGGCGGAACCAGTTCTGCGACGGCATGTCGCGGGGACCAACCTTCGTCACCATCGGCCGGGCGGCGTCGATGAAGTTGATCACGTCACCGATCGCCGGGATCGGGATGATGCCCGTGTTGTCGGACGTCTTCTGGTGGGCGGCGACACGGTTGTAGACCTCGAGCCGCTGCTGAGCGTTGCGGTCGCCGAGGTGGGCGGACCACTGATCGCAGATGTACTGACCGGCCGAGCGGTACTCGACGGGGTCATCACCGACCCGGCGGGCCGTGGAGATGGCGACGTCGAGCTGGTTCATGCGGGTGGCGACCTGACCGGCGATGGTCGCGGTCGACTCGAGCTCGTCGATCTGCACCTTGAGTTCGCCGATGCGGGCACGCATCGAACCGACGAGCTGCAGCTCGGCTTCGTTGAGGTCGCGCTCGTCGGACTGAGCGGCGCCGACGACGCCTTGGATCGCAGAGTTGCGCTCTTCGAGCTCACGCTCGAGACGCCGGATCATGGCGTCATTCGCCTGACTGTTAGCCACGGTGGGCTCCTTCGGTAGTGGGATTGCTGAACCCACGTCCCGACGTCGACGCCCACACGGCGCCATGTCTGAACCTCCCGCACACCGGGAGGTCGGTCGTGTTACTTCTGCTGGTCGACCCGCGACGACGCCCACTGGAACAGCGGGTCGTTCATCACGTCATCCAGCGCTGGTGCTGGTGGCAGCGGCGTGTCCGCCACTGTCAGCCCGGACTGCTCCTCGCGAACAGCCAGCACCCGGGCACCTACATAGGCGGGCGTCTCGACCATCGCAATGTGGTCGAGGAACGCCCTGACGACTCGGCGGGTCATCATCCGCCGATTGACGACGTAATCAGATGGCGACTTGTGGTAGAAGCCGGCCGACGCCGACAGCATGTCGTCGGCGGCGAGCTCGAGTGTGTCGTCGCCGCGGGGGGTGGCGGCGATCTTGAGGCGGCCGATCAGACCGTCGGTGGCGGACGGGTCCAGCGACACGGCGCGGCCGACGGTGTCACCCTTCGTGTGCTCACGATTGACCCGGATGCGCCCGGCATGCTCGGCGATGCCATCGAAGGCGCCACGATTGAACGTTTCCCGCCACATCTCGCCGTGCCAGGGCACCTCGGCCTCCTGGCCCCACGGGACGACGACCAGGTCGATGAGGCGTTGCCGCTGGTTGACGTCGGCGATGACGGCGTCGTTCCGTACCAGGATCTCGAAGTCGTTCGGCGTCATGTCCTCACGTCCTCCTCGATCGGCTCGATCGGCTCGTTGTCGCCGCCGGTGATCGCCACAACCGGCGCCGGCCCGGACAGGCGCTCGGCCATGCGGACCTCGTCGACAGACATGATCCCGGCCGCCACCAGCTTCACCCAGGCGTTGGCCCGCACCTCAAAGCTTGGGCGGGTGTACTCGTCACGGTTGAGCTCGACCGTCTGTGTCGACGGCAACGCCCAATCCGACAGGGCGGCCATGACGTGCGTCGCCTTCGTCTTCAGCGACGCCCGGTCATGGAAGTCGAACACCTGCGACACGTTGCTGTAGGTCATCGAGTTCGTACCCGACGACAAGCCGACGAGGAACGGCGGCACACCGAGCAGCACGGCGATGCGGGCCTCGTTGAACTCGGAGATCTCCAGCATCGCCATTTCTCGCGGCGACATCGACTGGTGGGTCTTCAAGGTCACGTTGTTGTCGAGCACCGGCGGCGCACCGAGGTTGGCGGCACGGTTCGCCACCCACATCTTGAGCAGATCCTGCGCGTCGTCGTCGGAGAGCGGCTGATCGGTCTCCAAGGTGTAGGCGGGCACGCCGCCCGTCGACACGACCTCGCGCACGTAGCGGGCAAGGATGCCGGCGGTCAGCATCCGGCCGCCGGCGGCCTCGAGCGGGCCGACGCCGTGCGCGCCGTCCGTCGTCGACTTGTAACGGACATGCAGCACCTCGTCGGTGACGTCGGGACCGTTGAGCCCGCCCAGGTTGTACCGGCGGACGCCGCCCTTCATCTCGACGTGCATCATCCACGGCGGGATCACCCGGAACGTCAACGGATACCCCGTCGTGATCGACCGGGCGACCGGCAGCACGAACGCCTCGCCGAGCTGGTAATCCCAGAACAACTGCTTCGCGAACTCATGCCATGACGAGTAGATGCTCGGGTCAGGGTTGCCCATCCACGTCACCGGCTCGATGACCTGGCCGGAACGGGTGCGATAGACCGGCATCGACGACAGCACCGACGAGTTCAGATCGAGGCACGCCCAGGCAACGTCGACGAGCTCGTTGAACCGAGAACCCATGTCCCAGTTCGGCACGTTCCACTCGGCCGGCCAGCCATCCCACCCGGACGGCACCGGGAACGGCAACGAACGGGAGAACGTCGGCCCCGACTCGACGAACTCGACGCCGTGCGGGTCGCCCGGCGTGTAATCGGCACCGCCGACCGTCGCCGGCACGCTCGACGGGTTCGCGTTCGGGGTGACACCCGTCGGCGACACCGGACGGAGCCAGGACCAAAAACTCACGTGTCGCCTCCCTTCAGCGTGTGGATCTTCGGGCGGCGCTCGAGGGCGGGCACGCCGCCGAGGGCGAGGACGACGGCGACGAACGGGGAGATATCCACCTTCGACGTACGCCGCCCCAGGACGTCGACGTCGCCGTTGCTGCGGACGACAGCACCCTTCACGGCAGCGTTCAACGCGACCCCACCACGGTGACGCAACCCGTCGTTGGCGCAGGCGTCGAGGAACTGGCCGAGCGCCTGAGCATGCTCGGCGGCGGTCACCTCTTCGACCTCGACACCGAGCTCACGAAGCGGGGCGATGAACGAACCGGCCGGCGACCCGGTCTGAATCCTGATCGGGATGTGCAGCAGCTCCCACGACTTCGCCGCGACCTCGAGCACCCAATCGGTGCGCGGCTTGCGCTCCCACGCCTCGACGTGCAGCAAACCGTCCTCGCGGCGACCAGCGCCGGCGAACGCCGCCCACTTACGATCGGGCGACACATCCAGAGCGATGCGATGATGCGACGCGATCGACGAGTCGGCATCGATCAGGTCGAGCCAGGACGGGGCCAGGGTGTCGCCGTCGCCGGCGGGCATCGACGCGATGCCGAGACGCTCCCGGCGATGCTCCTCGACGAGATCAGGATCACCCGAGAACGTGCGGATCTCCTGCTGGATGTACGCCTCGGAGATCCGACCGGCGGCGACGGCGGGGTTCGCCTGACGGATCGCCTCCATGTCGTACTCGTCGACGCCGTCCGGGTTGCCCCACTCGGCGTAGAACAGCCGGTCCTCGACGTCGTCGGCAATCCCACGGTTCCGCACCGCATGCAGCACCGTCGAGTCGGCATGCGGCGCCGACGCCGTGTAATACACCTGCGCCATCGGCCGCGTCGACAGGGTCGGGATGAGAGCACCGATCGCCCTCGCCGGCAGATCGTACGCCTCGTCGAGAAACACCTTGTCGCCCGTGAACCCGCGACCGCCGCCCCGATACCGCGTCTTGAACAGGATGCGCTGACCGGTGTTGAACCGGATGTGCTCCTTGCCGTTCGACGTCACGAACGACCCGTCACCCGGCAGCAGCAGCTCCGAGAGTTCGGGCGTGTTCTCGAACAGCCACTTCAGCCGGCCAAAGTGCTCGACCGCCGTGTCGAACTTGTGCGCCGAATGCACGAGCGTCGCATCACCGAACAGGTAGATGCAGGCGATCTGGATGACTTCGAGGATGAAGTTCTTCCCGTTCTGCCGGGGACACACGAACCCGACCTCGAACGCCGCCCACGTCCCATCGACCCGCTCGGCGAGCGCCATCTCCACAACCCAGCGCTGCCAGCCGTCGAGGACGATGCCGAGAGCACGCTCGGCGAAGTCGATCGCCTCATCCGCTGCGCTTGTGACCGCGTCCGGTGGAAGCTTGAGCAGCCTGGGCGGCGGATCGACGAGCTGCACGCTTGGCCGCCACATCGTCGCGGATCGACTTTCCATTCGACGCCGGCACCTCCGCGATCTCACGAACCGTGATCCGACGTTCCCGCACCAGCGCCGCCACCGCGGCCGCCGGCGCATCCTCGAGCGCCGCATCCAGCCAGGTCAGGTGCTGCTCGAGCTCGGCACGACGATCCATTGCGGCCTCAACTTCTGCCAGGGGGAGAGACGGCGAGAGCGGGCTCACCCCCCTCCT